GCTGGCTTCAGATCTTGGAGATCCAACAAGCTGGCTGGAGCGCACCACTGGCACGGGACGCGGAGATTTTAGTTTTGCCCGCCCCGTGACAGGGCTTGTTTCCTATGTCGGCCAGAACACAGACACCCGCTTAATCGTTTTCACGGATCGGCAGACATTTTCTTTGGCATCAGGAATTCTGGACCGCTCTGCATGGGTTTCCACCCCAAATTTCCAGAATACGTTATATCCCACAGTTGGTTGTATTGCGGGCAAAAGCATAGCCTTTCAAGCGGGGCAAATGTGGTGGTATTCGCAAGGCGGATTGGTCGCTGCTGACGTTGCTGCCGCATCCTATTTGTCTTCTCAGGTGCTTTTTAAAGACGTGGAGATGGCAAGAACCAAGCGCTACATGGCTGGTGACCAAAGCCAAATTTGCGCGACATCTTTTGAGAACTACTTGCTTTACTCAGTGCCTTATTTGGAGCCTGTAAACTCGTCTACGATGGTTTTGGACTACGCGGCGGCGTCCGAGTGGGGACAGGCCAGAAACCCCGCGTGGTGCGGCGTCTGGGAAGGAACAAGGCCCGTGGAGTGGACTTCAGGAGTGGTTAACGGGCAACCGCGATGTTTCCAGTTCTCTCTTGATTATACTGCGACCAATGACGGCTCTTACAATCACTTGTGGGAGGCATTCATGCCTGAGCGGACAGACTCTTACCTGAGGATAAATCAAGATGGAAGCACTACGCGGTTCTATAACCGCATTTATAGCCAGATTGAAACCGCTCAGCTTGGGGATGGCATGGACTTAAAACAATTTGTCTACGCTGAGATTGAATGCAAAGAGATCGGCGGCACTGTTGACGTGCGAGCCAGCTTTAGAGGCAGCAAGGGATCGTACCAAAAAATCATGGACCGCCGCATTCTGGCAATCACTGAGAAACACCAATACAACAACAGCCCGTTTGAAGAAGAAATAGACAACCTTGGCTTTCTTAATACTCAATATAGGCGTCTTGTAACTGAAAGCGCCACTAGGAATGCCCGATATGAAACCTGTGAAAGCGCATTGACAGCAGACATAGACAAGGCTTTTTCCATACTTGTTGAGTGGTGCGGAGAGCTAGGCGTCGAGATCGTCAGGATTTTCCAAGATCCTTGGAGCGAAAAATCTGTTGGAGATCGGAACATTGTCGAAACTCAAACCTGTGTTGTGGGAGAAAACGGCGATTCAATAAAGATCGATATTCTCCCAAGCCCACAAGACGGATCTATAGGTGAAAACAAAACTTTTTTTGCCAAGGCTTACAAGACGGTAACAGTGCCATGCAGTGGCGGATTGCCGTCAATTTCAGCCACAGCTTCTGCATCGTATCTTTCTTTCATTTCTTATGCCCATGCAGAAGAAGAAGCTGGAACCCTTGCGTTGCAAGCGGCCAATGCTGCTGCTACGCAATACAAAATAGAAAACCCCTGTTGATATGCCCAATATTTCACAGGCTGCTGTTCCAGTGACGAACTTTCCCAATAAGTTCATCAGTCCTTTTTCGGATACCAGCATGGTTCCTTTGTATTCGTCTATCCCGTTCAGCGCTTACAAAAATCCTGACTGCCTGCCCTGCGCGGCTTGCGGAAGCTATACCGAGCGGACCAAGATTATTCAGGAGCAGGCGGCAAAATTTGCTGGATATACCACCAAAACTGAGGTTTCTGTAGGACGAGGCTAACATGAATAAACGCATAGATTATAAGCTATTAAGGCATGGAACCAACGAGTTCCTTGAGGCAGTGGATTTTGCCCAAGAATTCGACCATGAAATTGTTGAACATCCCAACATCAACGTGTTGGGGCACTATCGTGATGACAAATTAATCGGTTATTCCGATTGGGTTTATATTCCTACAGTTTATCCAGCGTTTCATCCTAAACACACCCGTCCCCGTGACGTTTATCGTGTTATCAATGACTTGGTTACATTTGTGCAAGTCTCTGGATCCGTTGCCTATGTGGGGGTTCCCACCAAAGAAGGCAGGCCAAATTTTCCAAACGAAATAATGACCAAAATTGGTCTTACTTCACGTAACAGAGAAATCTACGAAATCAAAGCACCGAAGGAGTAATCATATGGGAGGATCAAAATCAGTAAACGCAGGCGACTATATCCAGCGCCCTAGTATGGGCGCTGAAGCTGCTTTGCTTGGTGCGAAAAGCCAAAGCGGCTTGATGATGCTGAAAAACCAAGCGGAATTGCTGAAGTTGGCCTCGCAAATTAAACCAACAATGCAGGAATTTAGTCCTGAGCAAGTTTCCCGCGAGGCGGGAGAACTTGGAATGGCAAACCTTGCCAGATCGCGGCGATATGAGAGGATGGCAAGTCCTGAGGCGGCTGAGATGCGTCAGCAATTGCCAGAGCGAATCCAGCGGGCTACTTCCCGTGAGGCGTGGAAGGAACAGATGGAAGAATGGGCCAAGACCAAGGGCATTCCTGCGTTGTCCGCTTCTGGCATTGATCCTGATAGCACGATTGGCCGATCCGCGCTGTTTGATATGTCAACGCAAGCAGGGCGCGAATTTGAATTAGGCAACTTGGCTGCTCAGCAGGGATATCTTAACGTGTATGGAGCGCCCACGGGCGGCATTGACCCGGGCGCACTGATGGCAGGAAAGCAAGCCGCCGAAACCGCAAATCTTGAGTCTCTTGGCCGCTGGCAGGCGGGACTTCTAGGCGCTGCTCAAGGTTTAAATGTATCCGCTGCTGATTTAGCCAACACTGGGTTCAATGACATTCTTAGTCTATCGCAAGCTAATCGGGCGAACCAACAAGCATACCAACAAATGCTTTACCAAAGCGCAGCCCAAAATGCAGCCAATCAAAACGCCATGACTGGCGCGTGGATTGGCGCAGGTGGTGCGCTTGGTGGCGCAGCCTTGGGTGCAGGAATATTGCTGTAATGAAAGACCTTTTGGACAACACGATTGAAAGAGTGCTTAGATGGCATAAGCGCTGGCCGAAGTCTGTTGTCCTGTGGTCGGGCGGGAAAGACAGCACGGTATTGCTGCATTTGATCAGGTATGTCTGTAAAATCGACCTTCCCGTGGTGCAATACCGCGAGCCAAAGCTCAGGGAACGGTATGCTTATTCGGATAATCTGATCAATCAATGGGATCTTGAGGTCTACGATTATCCACCCTCCAAGATTACAATTACAGACGGTCCTGACGTGGAAACTGGCGAGCCTCGCTTTGATTTCTTGAAGTATCAACAATGGGGCAACAAGTGCGTGATTGTTGCCCAAGGCACAGAGCGCCCGAAAGTTGGCGAGCGTTATCTTTGCGCCGTAGATGACTATTTTAAACGCCCGTTGGGTTATTTTAGCTGGCCTTGGGAAGCCGCATTTATCGGAACCAAAAGCAGCGATATAGATTCCATCAAGGGTTCCATCCCGCTTTCAATGGATGTGCGCTATGCCGAAGGTTCGCCTGTTTCGCTGTATCCCCTTAGGTTTTGGACGGATGAAGATATCTTTGGCTATCTGGAAGAATATAAGATTACGCCTGATCCGAATCGGTATGTTTACCGCGATGGCAAGTGGGGGAACAATCCAGACAAGTCATTGAATTCCGATTATTTTCCTGTATGCGTCAACTGTGTAGATCGTCGCGGCCCAAAACACGTCTATTGCCCCAAGCTAAATGCAACAATTTCAAACATTTCACCATCAGCGCCTTATGAAGACGTTGTCTTTGATGATCTAGGCATAAGGCCCGTGCAGTGGTCCGAAAAACAACTTCAGGAGAAATAAATTATGGGCGGAGCAAAAGCACCATCAGCAGGAGCGCCAAGCGGCGGGATTGTAGCACCTAAAGCCACATTGCCCAGCGCAAAACCCACAGTTATGCAAGCTACGCTGCCAACCCCAGCGGATTATGCGGCCAACAAGATTGCCATGCCGTCACTTGGGTCCGAGCGCATGGCGAAGCAAAACTATGCCGCCAAGTTGATGGCTGAAAAACAACTATTTGGTGAGCCTGAAAAAGAACGGACCCGCGAGCTATTGGCAGGTTTTGCCCAGAACGCCTTGAGTGGCGTCAGCGATGCCTTTTCTCGCGCAATTACATCTCAAAAACAGGCTTCTGGTGCCTCTCAATGGGCCAACATGCAACGGCGCAGCCGACAAGATCAATATGGGTTTGAATTTCAGCCAGACGATCCCGCTGGCTATCAAATAGCCGACGATAATCGCTCAACGGTAGGTGCCGCATGGGCGAAAGCGGCGACAGATCTAATTGGCCCCGCATTGCAAGCTGGGTTTATGAAGATGAAATAACACGATTTTTCTTGGGAAACCCCTCAGAAAAGCATAACAACTAACAAAACGGAGGATAAAATTATGGGCGGAGGAGGAGGAAAAAAAGCGCCAAAACCACAGCCAGACAATAGTATGGCGATGATGATGGCAATGATGCAGATGCAAATGCAGGCTGCACAACAAGCGGCTGCTGAAGCGGCCAGAGCACAGCGCGAAGCAGCTATTGCTGCCGAAAATAGAAGCGCCGAACAACGACAACAGCAGTCCGTGCAAGGAGCGGCTGATACTTTGAGTAGAATGCGCGAAATGCAATCGCTTGAAGATACGGCTGCAGCGACTAAATTGCGGCAAGAACAAGAAGCGGCTGGAGCAGCAGCCACAGGCGGAGGTTTTGATGTAAATGCGGCACGAAATGCTGCCCTGTCTAATCTTGGTGCTGCTGCCTCAACGCTGCCAGCAACGGCAGCGAACTTGGCGGCTAATCCTGCAATTGTTAATCCTGCGATGACAACGGCACAATCTCTTAATACTGGCGCTGGTGGGGGCACTCAACGAACGAATGTTTTCACATTGCCTAGCACTCAAAATCTAACATTCGGAGGAGCATAATATGGGAGGCGGAGGAGGCAAAAAAAAGAAAAGCGGTGGCGGTGGAGGACACAGCGGTCCCGATCCAAGCGCAATGTTGCGCCAAATGCAGGCGCAACAAGCAGCGGCGGCGGCGAAAGCTGCGCGAGAAGAAGCGGAACGCCAGCGGCAATTGGAAATCCAGCGTCAAAATGATGCAGCCGCACAACAACAACAATCGTCTACCGTAACGGCGCAGCAATCTCTTACAGGCTTGCAATCGGCTCAACGGCTGCAAGACGAGCAAGCTGCCCAACGCCAAAGTATGGCAAATGCATCTATTGGCGGCGGCGGCGGCGGTTTCAACATCGCAGACGCCAGAATGCAAGCGCTTGGCAATGTTGGAGGAACGGGTGCTTTGGCAGGATTGCCTTATGCGTCTGGTCCTGCTGCTACTGGCGGGGCAGCGACTCCAATGGCAGTTCCCGCTGCGGTTGCCGCTGCCAATCTGCAAACGGGTGGCACCAATCAAGCCCAAAATCGTTTCACACTACCAACTGCACAAGGCGTGACATTCGGAGGGGCATAATTTGCGCTGGAGGATTAAATTATGGCCGCTCCCATGTCCGTAGAAACAACGGGATACGCATTCACTCCGAGGCAGGCAAAAATAACGTCTGCTTTGGAAGGACTAGCGCCGTTTTCTCGCGTCACTACACCTTCTGATTTTGCAAGGGACGTAGCTGGTGCTTACAGTATTGCTGACGATCAATCAACGGCACCCGCATTATCTATGGTCAATGCGTTTACCGCCCTTGGTCAAGGTGCCTTGCAGGGAGTCATGGGTCGCGAAGAACAGCGGCTGGCAATGGAAGCAGAAGAACGCAAACACCAGCGTGATTTGGAGATTGAATCGATCAAGTCAGCCAGATCTTCAGAAGCCCTGCAAAAACGCATTGAATATCTACGGGAAGCTGCGGCGAACCGCCTGAAAGAAGTTGGCGGAAACAAGAAACCGCCGCGTAGGATGGTTGGCGAACCGCCCAGCGTAGCTGGTGCTGGCGCGAAAAGAGAACAGGGCGATGGCGAAGAATTCGAGGGAGAAACTCCTGTTGAGCCGAATTTGAATATTGCCCCTGAAGACGTTCCTCTGGAGCCATTGCCAGAATTAGAGCCATTGCCTGAGGAGGAAGAAGCTCCGTTGCCTCCCGTTCAACGGCAAGAAGGATCTTTGTTTAACTTAACTCCACCTCAGCAACCATTCGTGCCCGGGGCTACTGGCACGGAGGATATCTTGCCTCTTGTTGACCTAAGCGGACTTGATACAACGCAAGCAACAGATGTTATCCAAGATCAATTGATGCGGATCGATCCACAGGAAGCGCTTAAATATGCAACCGTGCAAAGCGGCGGCATTCCGCCCGCATTGCCGGGGACCGCTTTGACGATGCCTTTAACGAATTTGTCAGCACCGATCAATGTTTCTTATATTCCTTCTGAGACAGAGCGCCAACTTCAAGAGATGCGCCAACAGGTACGCGGAACGGTGCTTGGACGCGCATTAGAACAGTCCGCCGCCGCTGCCGCTCCTGCCCCTCTGGCGCAAATGCCAGCGGCAACAACTGAATTCCCTGCAGGTTTTGAACCGGGAGCCTATCCCACATTTGAGATGGCGCGTCAGGTGGCTGAAATGCCAATGCCCGAGCAATACGAGCGTCCCGTGGTTGAACAGCGCGTCGATAATGAAACTGGCGAAACATTTTGGGAGGTTATGCCGCCCAAAATGAAAGCTCCCCAAACGGAAGCAGAAAGACTTTCGCTAGAAAAAGCGCGTCTTGAACTAGAAAAAGCCCGAACCACAACAACGGCAACGGCAGGGCCAAATACTGACGAAGAACAAAAGCTCCGAAAAGAATTTATTGCTGCGTCAAAAGACTACATGGTGGTTCAAAACGCTTGGGCTAACATCAAAAGCGCTGCAAGAATGGCAGAATCAGGTGGTGAAGGTGCTGGTGACTTGGCGATGATCTTCAGTTTTATGAAGCTGCTCGACCCCGGCAGCGTTGTCCGAGAACAAGAATTTGCCAATGCTCAGAACGCTGCAGGCGTTCCTGATCGAATCAGGGCCGAATACAACAGACTTCTTACTGGTGGAAGGCTTGCGCCTGAGCAGCGGAAAAACTTTGTTAAACAAGGCAAATCGCTTTTTATGGAGCGTCAACGCGGACAGAATCAGCTAACGACAATCTATAAAAAGTTGGCCGAACAATCTGGAGCTAGGCCCGAAATGGTGGCGATTGAATTAAAAACTCCCGACCCTCTTGGAGATATTGAATCACAAATACGGACAAAAGTTTCTGAGATGACGGGGCTTGCCAGAGGAACGGAAGAATATAACTCTAAATTTGATGAGTTGAAAAAGCTCTTGGCGCAAAAGAAAGCTCTGGAATCAGAAATGGAAGCCGCTATTGCTGTAGACTAACATGGCTACCGCTGAAGAGATCCTGCGGGAGGCGCAAGAAGCGCTAGATGAAGAAGAAGGTCAACAGCCTCCTTTAACTCCTGTCGATCAAATTCTGGCAGAAGCTGAAGACGTTGTTGAGCGTGAGCGCATGGCGCTTCCTCCTGTTGTAGCCGAAAAAGGCACTGTTCCTGAGCCTTTGACCGAAGCAGCCAAAGCAGAACCCGCCCCTCAGCTTCCTCCCAATCCAGAACCGCCAAAGGTAGAGGCAGGGAAGCCCGTTACGATTGAGCAAATGACGCGAGGCGCTGAGATCAGCGCTCCTGCCAAAGATTGGAAAGCGTGGATGCTTCCGTTCAAGCAGGAAGAGCCAACTAAGGCTCCTGAAGTCATTACGCAGCCAAAGGCAGAAGAACCGAAAGAAGAAGTTTCAACCAAACCACTAGATATTTTTCTAAGACTTTCCGCCGATCAGGCTGGCTCTGAAATGGACGCCAATTTGATGGATTTGCGGGATTCTTTAAGTACCGAAGAATTGGCAGAAGCCGTCAAATTGCGGCCAGATATGCCGCTGAACGCCAAGCAGGAGCGCGAGGTCTATGACTATATTCGCCAAAATAGCGCTTGGCGCATCCCTAAAAACTCTCAGGAGTGGCTAAATCTTGGGGGCGCTGTTGGCAAATTCCCAATCGACATGGCAGTCATGTTTGGGGAAACGCTTGTTGGCGTTGGAAAAGGCGCTGCAAAAGGCGTCAGAGATGTCGCTTTGGGCGAGATTACTGGCAAGGACTACAATCTTGCATGGCAGCTTCACTCTCAGCTTCCTGTCCGCGCACGGGAGCGCGTAAACGAGCGCATTGGCGAGTATTATCCTCAAGCGGGATACACGGGTGGTGGCGTTGAATTTACTGGCAAAGAGTATCTTGATCTAGTTTTGCAGGAATACACTCCTGAGCAGCAGCAAGAGATCCTTAAAACGCAGCAGGATGTCACCGACAGGGCTAAAGCAGCGCCTATGGCTTTTGTTTCTCCTGCCGTAGACCTTCCCTACCAACTTGCCAAACTTGGTCAGAAAATGGGTGCTGGCGGGGTTGAGGGATGGGATCTTTTGAGCGAAAGCGTTGGCTTAAACAGCTACGATACAAGTTTTGAGCGCTGGAAAGCTCGCAAGAACTTTGAAGGGGCGGCATACGAGTTTGAATCGCTCAATCCAACGGCTTACCACAGGTATTTGGACTTCATTGCGCCTGCAGTGAATGCTGTTGCTACGTCTAGTATTGGAACTGTCGAAGACTATATGCGGGATTATGGATATACCCGCGAGCAAGCCATTACTGCGCGTGAAGGCGACTTAGAGGCCATGACGGTTGGAGGTCTTGAATCCATCGCGGAAGCCAAAAAACTGATTCCTGAGATGGATCAGGACATTATGACCGCTGGTGAGATCCTTCTGCCAGAAGGATTCGGATTGGATGCCGTTGGCTATGGCATGAATTTGCTCAAATTGGGGTCATATGCGACACCCAAGGTTGCGAGCTACCTAAGATTCCGTGGGAAAACCCCCGATGAAGTGAATCGAATTTTGGCCGAAGATGCCCAAAAGCTGCGCTCAAAACAGGCGGCAACATTCGACAAGTCTCAACGTGTAACGAAAAGAGAAAAAACTGCTGTTGCAGTAGACGAATCTCTTAAACGGGCGCAAGAGGCCATTGATAGAAGCAACTTCTTTAAGAAGGTTCGTCAAGTTTCACCATATGTTGCTGGCGCTGGTATTGGCTATGGCCTAGAGCCTGATTCTCCCTTGGGAGTTATCGGAGGATTGATTGGGGCAAGAATGCTCAAATCTACCCCTGAATTCATCCGAAACTACTATGAGGCGAAACGCCTGTCCGCTGGAGGTCAGGCTGGAACATTTGAGACGATGTCAAAACTCCGCCGTGACCGTCAGGCAGGCAAGGGTGCTCCTAAGGCAGAAGGTGGAGAACCTATCAGGGCTACAGCTATTAAGGGCGGATTGAGCGACAGGCTTACAGCGTCTGGCGGCAAGCGCTTGGACAGCATTATTGACAATACCAGAGAGTATATTCGTGCAGGCGTTGAGCCGACTCTTGTTGGGTTGGCCGTTGGCATTGCGGACTCTCAGGATGCCGAAGAGATGGCGGCGATGTTGGGTCAGGGGTTGCTGTGGTCTAGCTTGGGACGCACACAAACAAGGGTAATGAACAAGGTTTTCGGGATGGATGATCCTGTTTTCGATGCACGGCGCAGGCGGAAAGAAGATTCAGACGCTTGGAAGGCTTACCAAGACCTTAATCCCACTGACCGAGGCAACGTGGATGCCATGACGGATTGGCAAGTTGTCATCAACAACCAGCAACAGCGCGTTGATCGGGCCGCTCAAGCTGCTCAAGCTGCTGCTGCAAGCAATAATCCTCAGCTTGCGGAGGTGGCACAGAAAAATTTGGCGAATAACCAACGTGCGTTGGAGCGCATGAAACGGGCAAACGTCCAAACACGCAATGAATTTGGAAGGCAGTATCTGCTAACGCTCGCAGGAATTCATAATCTAGCCAACGGCGGATTTGTTCGCGGCCAGAACAATGTTGGCATTCGCCTGTTAAGCACACAGCAAATTTACGATCATCTAAGACAAAAATATCCAAATGCTGATGAAGCATTGCTAAGAAACTATGCCGATCAAGCCGGTTGGTATGACGGAACTATAGATGACACTGTCATTTCTGGAGGAATTCCTAAATTTAGTGGCCCGAAAATCGTCATGGATGACGCCAAGCCTACTATGGTCATCAATACAGATGCCGTTATTCGCCGCATCAATAGTGGGCAAGATCCTTTGACGGCGCTCAGGCATGAGGCTGGACACCATTTAAGCAAAATTCCTGAGTACCAGCAGTTGATGGCTGAGCCGTATCGTATTCTTTTTAAGGAACAAATTAAGAATGGTGACGGTCAGGTGGTTGCTGAAGTTGGCGAAGGATTAACTGAAGCAGAATTGTCCGATCTTTACGTGAATGTATATGCAGGCACGGCTTCTAATCCTGAGTTTTTTATAAATGCAGTTGCCCAAAGAGATCCTGTCAGCAAAGAAATACTGAGAGATCCGCAAACAGGCCAAGTATTAATCGATCAGAAAGAGGCCGCAGCTAAATTGCGCGAGGAAATCACGGCAGATTTGGCCGCTGACAGCATGAGCCGAGTTTTTGGGAAGGCTCCCACTCCTGCAATTCAGGTTATTTTTGACAAGGCTAATCTAGCATTCAAGAGAGCCAAGTTTGAAACTTTGGCAAAGAAGCTGTCTTCCATGAAGCGCCTTCTTAATATTCCTGACTCGCAGGACGTTATTTCAGACAATAGCGGGGCAAGGTTCACTCCAGAAGTTCAGTTGCTGGCGCGTGAAGCACTGGAAGCCATGATTGATTTGCAGGGGCAGATTAGTCCTGCAGTAAAAGGCAAGCAGGCTCCCAGAATTACACGGTCTGAACTGGTCAAAAACAAAGCGCTTCTAGAGACGTTTGGAACATACAGTCCGCTGCCTGTTACCGAAGTTCAGGCTCAAATTATCGGGCCTGATGGCAATGCAATTGGCTTCCCACAAGTGCTGTCAGGGCCAATGGTCTATGAGGGATCTTGGGACATTACTGATGCTGGAGCACAGCAAAGCAACGGATATGGGCCGCTGTCTTCAGAGATCAACATCCAAGGCATTCCAGTAGGCAGCAAGGTTATTGTCGCAAGACAGATTGCGGTTCAGCCAGACGGGGTAACGCCTAAGTTCCATCAACCCAAAGAGGCGAAGCGGATTCTAAAGCAGCGCAATAAAATCATTCAGGAAGCACTAGACACCCCTGACTACGGCGCTCCCAATCGTTTTGATCCCACCAAAGAGGGCGGAGAAACGTATCGCGGAACCCTAAGTCCTCTGCAGATTGAGGCTATTAAAAGCCTTCCCGAAACGATTCTACCGAAAAGCATTAAGGACGTTATTTTAAATATCAATGACTCCTTGATTCGCAACGATGGCTCGCGATATCTCATCAATTATGCCGCGATGATGAATGAGAAAGGTGAATATGAAGCATTTTCACCGAAGTATTATGATCTTGTTCCTATTGGACTAATGATGTCCAAAGCTGGAAACTTCCTTTTCACGGCAATTTCAGTAGGGCGGATGTATGATAAACTTGATGCATGGGCCGACAGAATGCCTGCACGTCTGATGCCTTGGAAAGGCAGCAAGCAACAATTTTGGAGCGAATTTGCTAACAATTATTTGTATAATTGGCAGCAAGGATTGCCCGGCAGCGGGTATACTGAAAGTGGACAAATTGCTGGCCCTAATGCCAAGCCGCTTGATGCAGATCCACAGATTGCGGCGATGAAGCGAAACGTCTTCAACGATTTTCTTAATCTATTTGATACGTCTACAGAAGGCGCTAATCCTGACAGGACAAAGGTTCCGAGAAAAAAAGGAGATCCCCGCGATTTGAATATGGACAGGACGATTATGTCTGTCCGCATTGATCACATCGCACAAATTGCTCCAACATCTTTCCCGAAAATGCCAGTTGCCTATGGTCTGGCAAAAGCCAACTTCATGCCACAGCGTGAGGGCGGCATTCGTCAGCCTGAAACAGTTGAAGAACAGGGATTCAGGATGTCTGGAGAGCAGCGCGAGCGCCTGAGGGTGCTTGAAGAGGAAGAGAAAGCGCTAGGAGATCAATTTGCTGAAGCCTACGGTCAGGACTACACAAGTGAACTACAGTCTCTCCGCGATCTCCGAGAGGCTGCTGCGTTCATGCCCATGCGGCCAAGGCGTGAAATGACCATTGACGAGCGCGTATACCCCGGCTTCAACAGCAGGCTTGAGGGAGCGCTAGACGAAAAGATTCAGGGCAAATCGGCAACCGTCGAACAGGTCAGGGCCATCATTAATAACCCGCAGAATGGCATTAAGCCTGCCGAAATTGAATGGAGTAAAATCAACGAGGCAATCGATACGCTGAGCACTGATGGCAAGAACGTGAACAAAGCCGATCTGATGGAGTATCTCCGCCAGAACAACGTGAAGTTCATGCTGAGCATTCTTGGCGGTCAAGAATCTGGCGAGCGAGCCATTTCGTGGAAGAATATTTCTCCCGCTGGAAAGCGCTTCACGCAGAAACTTGATGCCTTGTATGACCGCTACCTGAATCTTGAGACAGAAGCTCGCAATCGGATTCCTGACCTTCTTGGGAACTATACTGTCAAACAAGATCCCAACAACGGATCGTGGGGGATTTATGATGAGTCTGGAAATATCTGGACTCCAGATATCAATGTTTCTCGCTTCCAATATTATCTTTCAGAGCAAGAGGCGCAGTCCGCACTGAAAAAAGCCCGAATCCGCCAGCCGAGTAGCGTGATCAAAAGCGAGGTTCTAGGAGAACTGGCTGATGCTGGATGGAATATCGATAAATATGCTGTCTTGAAGGCTCTTCAGGCCATTGATGACTTTGGCGTTGAAGAAGCAGAGCGTTGGTCGCGATTGACTGCTGAGGCAGCAGACGAAAAGGCACATCAGCTACAAGACAAGCGTGATCGTATTGCTGATCGTGATTTTCAACGCATAAATGACGAATACATGGCCGAGCGGGAAGCTGCCAGCAGGGAACTAGAGGCGGCAAAAGACAAAGATCTCGCCGCAGCTAAGGCCATGAGAAAACTTGATGAGGCTGTTCGCAATCGTGACCGCGCTATGGATGAAAGCGAAATCAATCTCCTAGAGATGGATTACATGATTTCGGCAGAAGAGAAGCGGTCACAGACGCATTGGCGCATTAACGGCATGGTGAAAGATCCAACACAGCGCCTCTATAATATTAACAACTATTTTGGGATGCGGGGATTTTGGCCGCAAGCCATTGGGGGGTTTCAGGATGTCCCGCAAACAAAATATGGTGAGGCTGGTTATAGAATCCCCGGCGATACAAATTACAGGGAAAAAATCCTGCAGATTCGTCCGAACCTTGAAGTGGTTGAGCATAGCGTAAGAAAAGTTCCGAAAGAAAAAGTCACACTTGAAGGAGCATACGAGATTGTATTTAAGAAGGGCGCTAAATTCTACCCGCACACTGCCGATCCCGTCACAAGATATAAAACCAGAGCCGAAGCAGAGCGAGTAGCTCGCAGCTTGAACAAAGAGAAGCAGCTAGATTTTCAGCTTAGTAACAGGGGTCGCGCCGAAGGTTTGGAATATCGCGAGACGCATTACGAAGGCTATCCGTATTACATAGCGCATATGCGCGTTGGTGATCGACAAATTGTTGATCCGACACTGCGAACCATTCCAGAAATTGGAAAAGCTATTGCAACGCACTTCTACGGGCCAGAAGCTCCTGAGTCTTATAAAAAAGAAGGAGAGTCTATTCCGTTAGACAGTCTTGGGCCTGCAGTTAAGGCGGGCGCAATCACTCCACAAGAAGCGGATTTTTATGCGGCATACCGTCAGTGGTGGTTTGCTTCACCCAAAATTGCAATGGATATGTATGGCGGAACAGGATCCAGCCACTTGGTTGACATCAGCCATATCCATGAAATGCAGAGCGACAGGAACCAAGCCGCTCGCCAAAAAGATAGCCGTGGTAATCCCATTGGCTACCGCGAGTATTTGCAGTCCTACCAAGTGATTCTGAATGTTGATGGTGGCCCTGATATTGCTTTAAAGCGCGATTTTGATCGTCGCGAAGATGCCGAACAATACTTGGACGAGTATATGGAGGCATACGGAACCGATCCAAAGTTGGCCGCTTCTCTTGCCATACAGTCATCCAAGCAGTCTGGCACCAAGCTGCAAATGAAAGGCGGAGTTTTGGACACCAGCGGACTTCCGAAGCCGCAGATCAAATTGCGCGTAGAGGCTGGAGACAAAATACCCAAAAATGCCGAGGCTCCTCCTGAGGCTCCATTCAGCCAAAGCCGTGAATGGGGCTTGGCTTTGATCAAAAATCAGATCGTTGATGCGGTTAAAAGCGGACATAAGTATGTCTATTGGTCAGGTGGAAAAACGCAAGCGAAGCGCTGGCGCGATTTAGTTCCTTTGGAAAAGGTTGAATATAGATCGGTCAACGATGCAGGCCAGATGGAGGTTATGCTGTATCCTTCCAGTGGGGTATATGCCTATTTGACCGTTGATCCAAATACCAAAGAGATCATTTTCAGCGAGATGTCGCCCGGCATGGGAAGGTTCGACTTTAAAGGAAAGACCCTCGACAAAATTATTCCGAAGGAAATGGCCGACGAAATTGTCCGCAAGGGCAAAGAGGGAATTAGCGACACCATAAAACCAAAGCGCGGATCTACGTTTTTCGGAGGTCTGAAGTTTAAGCCTTATTATGATGAGATCGCCGTCAACGAGGTTAACAAATTCCTGAAGAAATACGGCAGCAAGGTCTTCCCGTTTCAAGTTCCCAAGCCGCAAGATCAGGGAACTGGAGAGTTGGTTTATTTGGGCATGAAAGATCCTCAAGACCCAATGGATCCAACCGCCCCTGATCGCGCTGTAGCAGAATACAAGACTCTTGAAAAAGCCGTGGGCGAAGCACAGAAGCGTAAAAACATCGACTATCTCGACGCCGACGAAGGGTGGATATTCCCGATCACGCCAGCGCTTGCAGATGCTGTAAACACGAACAGCCTTCCGACATTCATGCCCCGCAGGGAAATGAAGGAGCCGACAAGCGAACAAGGGTTCTACAGTCAGCTTGAAAGAACGCTAAATAACAAGATTCAGGGCAAGTATGTGACACCAGAGCAAGCCAAAGCCATGCTTGGAGAGTATATTGTCACGGAGACTGCTACCATTGACGGCAAGCAAAAGACTTCTGTGATTGCTAGAGTCCCTGCTGATCAAAAGGCTGTGGCAGAAGCTGCAGCACGGGCCAGAGAGTCTGAAGACGCTACGGTGCGAGTCGCTTGGAATTCACCGAACAAAGTCAGGGAAGATGAAGTGATTTTCTCCGATGCAATAAACGTCATCAATAAGCTGGCTTCTCAAGGCGGAGGTAAAATTAGCAAAGACCTTCTGATGGAGCACATTCGCGGAAACCGTCCTGAGTTATTAATGGTTGATGGCGGCGAGCAATACAACACGATGGCTCTCACGCTTGCTGGCGGAGATGGATATTATGAGATGGTTTTGACTATGCCTCCTCGCTCTAAAGGCGAGGGGAAGGCAATTAAAGATTTTCGATCTGGTCACTACAAACGCCTGCCGGGGTATCTTGGACACGTTCGATATAAATATCGATACGATGAGAATGGACGCTTGGGGATAATGATTGAAGAATTCCAATCAGATAGAGCGCAAAAGGGCCGCGATTATGGGTGGCGCGAAGAAGATCCCGTTAAGCTCATTGACAATCTAAATAGGTGGAGGCTGGAGGACATCTACGTTGCTATGCTCGCTAAACAAAGCGGGGCTACGGCAAACAAGACGATCCGCAGGGTTGAAAACGAGATCAAGGCTTACCCATTAATGGATCGAAACGCGCCCTATCACGATCTGCGCGTTGCCGCAGATGCTATGGAGGCAGCAGCGCTTAAAAACGCAATTAAAGAGATGCTTGCCGATCAAGCAGAAGTCACCGATCCCTCCAGTGACGAAGCAATCACGATTGGCAGAATGACGGCTAACCTAATTGACGATGCCGTATCTAGGCAAGATGCCGAAGATGGAGAATTCTCAGGCGTCCCTGATATGCCGTTCAAACGGGATTGGGGTCTGCAGCTTTTCAAGCGAGTTTTAGAAAAGGCTGTAAACTCCGAAGAGGCAGTGAGCAGAGATGAATTCGATGCAGCCGTGGAAAGAGCAAATCGCTATAAGGAGGCTTACGGAGTTTTAAGTTCTGAAGCAACGGAAGCAATGATGTCTATCCCAGCAAAACCTATTGCTCAAAACGGGGTTGAGTGGATTGGATGGACAAAAGGCGTCACACAAGTCCAGCGATATCAGGACATGATGCGTCAAATTATTGACAACATCAGATATTATAAGAACGGGGAGAATGGGATAGATGTTTTCTTCTACAAGGGCGACCCTATTTACGATCAAAATGTTCCAGAGGGAGAGGACGTAGAAGTTCTACAAACGCCCGGTGTAATCGGAACAGCGCGAGTTCGTCAAAGCGATGGAGTTGTTCTTTCTGGAGAGGGCCGCATACGCGACATTCTTTTAGAAACTGCCAGAGAGGCAACAGAGGGAAATCGCCCTGAAGAAGTCAAATTGAAAGAGATCGTTGGCAACAAGATCGCCCAGCAAATAATTTCTTCTGCAACTGGAAACGCTCAGAGCATATCCGAAGCAGATCTCACGATTGGCGGCGAAGGCATGAAGGGCTATTATGATGTTGTTCAGCCATCCGATATCGGCAAATATATGAAGCCATACGGTGCTAAAGTTGCCGACACGTTTCTCAGGGTTCCCGAATATGGTATGCAGGCAACTGACACCAGACTCCGTAGCGAGTGGAACAAAACGGAAAAAGAATTTTGGGTCAGCATGGAGGACAATACAAAGCCGATTAGTCCTAGATTCAAAACGGTTGAAGAGGCTTTAAATTTCCAGAAGCTCTTGATTGAAGGAATAGTTCCTGCTTGGAAAATAGATCTTT